TGTTGCGAACATATTCCACACGGTGTTGTGCTCTTTTAGTTTAGCGGTAGAATTTGGGTCTTATGAGCCCACGGTCACGGGTTCGAACCCCGTAAGGAGCATTTTAATGATGACTATTTAAATACTAATAAACCACAGTAGTATTTAATTAAGCATATTTCCATATAAATCCACCTGCTATTTTAACTTTTCCATTAATACATAATGATATCATTTTTCTTGGTACTTTAGTTACAAACGATGCGTTGCTAATAGAATAATACTCATTCAAAAATATATTATCGTTATTAAATTGACAAACCCTAGTACAATATTGATTTAAATGTGTTTGTTTATTATTTTCAGAATAATAAGTTTTCAAACTTTCGCTTATTTTATTTTTAGTTTCATCACTAAGAACATTCTTTGTAACGCAATTTGTTTTATTTATTTTTGAATTATATATACCTTGTTTAATTTTATTTATAGTATCGGGTTGTTTCATTAATAAAGTATTTCTATCTGATAATACTTTTTTTAATTCAGGATTATCAATGTATTTTTGTTTTAATGTATTTTTAATACGATTTTTTACTTCTTCGGTATGTTTTTTTCCTTTAAAACCTCCTCCACCTTGGCCTCCATTTGTTAAATTGTAACCATTAGGTGCAACACTATTATATTTTTTTATGTATTCGATTTCATATTTAAACCTGTCTTCATCAAAACAAATAAGTATTATACTAAACTCAAAATTTTGAATACCATATTTATGGAATGCGTCTCGTAACGCAGGACACCCTTTATTTATACTTGATGTTTGTATATGTTGATTCCATCTTTTTTTAACATCTTTATATGTGGTAATACCAATATATACTTTTTTTGAAATTTTGTTTAATATTCGATATATATATGCCATATCAAATCTACCTAATTATGATATTATTAATGTATTTATGTGTTATTTTATTTTAAATCTATAAAATTAAAATACTAATAATGTATATACATGCCTAATTATAGTAAATTTTCTCGTCGTGCAAGCACTCGCGGCCGTGGTCATGCCCGCCGCCGCGTCAAATCCGCATCTGCTTCCCGTCGTCGTACTCACCGGTCCCGCCGCCACCTTCAAAGTGGTGGATGAGGTCAGGCCCCCCCTGTTGCGAATTAAATATATTCAAAAATGAAACTTTATACGTATTGTTGTGACGACACATTTATAAACCGAACCAACGGTGGAATGTGATTCTGATTTAATACGTTATGATGGTTCTCCCATGTTTAGAATATTTAGTATTGGTATATTATAAGATTGTAACAACGTTATAATATGATAAAGGTATCGACGTCAGCTCGTAATATAAAAACAAGTAAACTGAATAAACGTTTGGTTACAAATAAACCGAAATTTAACCCGAAAGTAAAGAGATCCATGCGTAAAAAAAATAAACCGGAAAATAAAAATAAACCGGAAAATAAAAATAAACCGGAAAATAAAAATAAAGCGAATGGAGATTTGGATGAAAAAGGCAATCCATTCCCTATCGAAGACTCAGAAGGAGGTAGCGATCCAGTATGTCCTCCCGGATTTAAAATCGATAACGATTTTGACCCTTTCAACGATCCAATAAACCCGCTATTTAGATGTATTCCTGATTTGAAAGAACCGGATGACGGAGTTGCGAATAGTCTAATGAATGAAATGAATCAAGCATCAAATAACAACAACACAATATCTATAAAAAATGAATCTCTTCCAATTCCTGATCATGATGATGTTTCTTCTGGTGGTGGTGGTGGTGGTGGGCGAATGACACGGGCGCGAATGCGGACTCGGCGACGACGAAATCGACGTAAAAATAATTAGTATTATTGTTTGATTTACTCTTACCTTAAAATCCAATATCGTAATCATCATCCACTTTACCAAGCCGCACCTTCTTCACATTATCCACACATGATTGTATCGCCAGTTTCGGAATACCACACTTATCCGTATCAAGCCCAACCGACGAATTCGCCTTGAACGCCTCATCAATCTCTTCATTCGTATCTGTATGACGATACTCTACAGCTTCTTGTTTCATCATCTCGTCGATATTCACGAGCACCTGAAACGCACTCGTTCCATAATACCCTTCTTGACCACACATGACATTCGCTGAAATGCCGCGCATCGGGTCCAATTCAGCATGACGCGCCGCCTTCAAGAACATCTCCGGCGTTTCTTCAAATGACGCTTTTGCGATCGGTCCAATATCGTCGCTATTGATTCCGTGACGAAAGATCGAGATCATCGAAGACGATACGGTCATACGATCACATAATAGAGCTAGATGATGATAATTAATCGGCGAGTCATCAAATACTTCAACTAGTTCATTATAAATCGCTTGACGAGCAGCTTCAATTCCAAAAACGCGATACACTTCTTGTATATCGTTACTTACGGTGCGTGTTGCGTCGATATAATCGAGACCGAGCATGTGAATTAGATTTGTTCCCGTTGTATCCAATACCCAACTATCTTTCTTTGTATAAACCCCATCCGATTTTACAAGTGTATTCTTTATGACACGAAGCATTACTTTCTTGATTCCTTTTACACCACGAAGCACAATATTATTCAAGAGTTGGTCTTGGAATGACTTAATCATATAAATATGATCTGACTGATCCAGCGGATTTTGTTTGTGCCCCGCACCACCGCCTCCGCCCGACTTTTTGGTCTGCGCGATATTCTCCATTCGAAGTCGAAATACCAAGTTGTCATCATTATAGTCCGAAAATGCGCAGCTTACTTCATAACCATAACTATTCTTAATCGCGAAGTGAATATCATCCATCGTGAGTTTCTTGTCCAACATCGCCTCTGGGTCAATCTTGATTCGGATGATCCATTTGGATTTCGTCGATGCTCCCCCTCCTGCCGCCGCACCACTAGCACCACCCGATGGAACGTCAGGAACACCCGATGTGCCCGCAATCTCAGAATCACGCACACATTCTTCAATCAACTTTTCAAACTCTTGATATTGCGTCATCACCGCACGGTCTTGTTCAACAAGAGTATTCAAATCATCCGGATCAAAGCATACCTCAATACTATCCACGACTTCAGCCAATTTGGTATGTTCGATCAACGGAATAAACTCTTGAACACGTTCCGGTGTGGATCCATCATCTTCCTTAAAATACACGGTAATCGACGGATTCTTCGGATTCTCAGAGAGTGACAAGATTTCTTCGATACGCGGCACACCACGCGTCGCATTCGATTTAGATGCAACACCAGCAGAATGAAATGTGTTCAGCGTAAGCTGTGTTGTAGGCTCACCAATACTCTGCGCTGAAACCATACCCACCATCTCACCCGGAGCAACAATAGAGCGTTTGTATTGAAGATTAATCATACTGATGAGAATAGACAGAGCACTCCGATTGAAGCGTTTTACCAATAATAACTCTTTCGGCGAGAGATAGTAATAATACATGACCTTGAAGAGAAGTGTGGGTGGAGCATAATATAAGTTTTCGAGTTGGCGATATCCTGCTGATATCATATCCATCGCTTCCAACGGCGTAAGATCCACCATCGAATTCTGGTTGATTTGTTGCTGTGCTTGGACATTATTGATAATATGTGTAAATGACACCGGCATCTGAACATTCTTATTATCCATATGATGAAACACGCGTTCGATAATAAGGTCGCGCATCTCAATCATGTTGTCGATCGTTTCACGGATTTTCTTCATGGTCATCGCCTTTTCCTTCTTCATCTTCGCATAAGCAGTCTTCGTGAATGCGGTCGCCGCACTTTCTTGTGTGTCGCTAGAATTATCAAGTGGAATATGGAAATGGGCGTAAATTTCATCGAGACTCATCGCCACGAGCGGGAGGGACTGGTTTTCCACTTTGATCGTGTCGATACCATCGTCGCCATATGCGAACTGGATAATACGCTGCTTACCGTTACGGACGGTCATATCATATTCGACTTTCAAGTCTTCCATGCCTTTGATGAGACGACGCTGAATATATCCAGTGGTGCTGGTATCACGAACTTGAAGGCCGTTGGCGAGACCGAAATTGAGTGTCTTAGGAATTGTCAAATCATACATCTTAGGGTGAAGTGCTGGATCAACCATCGTGATTTCAACGATTTCATCTAAGATCACGTCATTAAGTGTGCGAACCTTGTCGTTTCCGGTATCAACTTCATCATCTACCGATGATAAACCTAGTAATGATGCGATCATGTTTCCACTTGAACCGCGAATGACAATTGATGCGAATGATGATTGATGAATTTCGGCGTGAATATTCAGACGCGAACACAGAAATGCGACGTCTTCTGTAAGTTTGACATTATTGCCGAAATTCAGTTCAAATCTTCTATCTCTCCTAACTATGCGTGGATCAATATATGCGGTAAGAAGACCTCTGATATAATCCTTTCCAGCGACATACGCTTCTTCTGGGATTTGGGTGTTAATGGCCGCACCAGCACATTTTCCGCGCATAAATTCCGCTTCTGCGTTGTAATTGTTGTCGCCATCCACGCTGTAATCGCACACATTCTTCGCAACTGGAACAAAGTCACCGACCTTGATTTCCTCCGTGTATTTCTCGCGAAATTGTTGAAGCTCTTCATTCCAAACAAGAAGCGACTTGTTTGCCGTAACCGTTACATAACGCCCCGCCTTTGTCTTGATTTTGAATAACTTCTCGCCAGGATCATGACGTGTCACAGCCGTAATTGTCTCCCATGATACATTTCCATCATAATCCATCGTAACAATTTTAATCGGGTGTGACATCTCCAAGTATTCCATATTTTGCTCGGTCATATACTGAATCCTAGTATTGTGGTCGTCCAAATGTGCGTCAATCCACTCGCCAATCTTAACGTATTTCGGTACTTCATTTTCTACGATAACAATCGGTGTCTCCCACGTAACAGATTTAACAGCCGTATCAATCAGACCAATTCGACCACCCATCGCGTGGAAGAACAACTCCTCCGGTGACAATCCTGAAATAAACGAGCTCTCGATGAATCCACGTGCCAGCGGTCCATCATCAAACTTGTTGAAATGCGGCAACGTCCTGCTGTCAAAACCGTATGAAATACGCTTGCCTTCAATCGCCTGTTGTCCCAAACACGAAATCATCTGCGATATATTCAGGTCACTTCCTTTCGATCCGGAAAGAACCAAACCAACAAAACGGTTAGCCGCATTCAAACTATTGATACCGATTTTACCCGCGTCGTTCGTAGCAGTATTCAAGATATTCGATACTTTCGCTTCAAATTCTGCTTCATTCGACTTACCCGTCTTGTTCTCGAAGATTCCCAGATGTACCTGGTCAATCAAATTCTTCACCTCAGTCTTCTTTTTGGTGATGACATCCGCAATCTGTGTATTGGTCGCTTTATTCGCAATCAAGTCGCTGATACCAACACTATATGCGTGTGATTTCATGTATTCTGTAATGATATTCTGAAGACCATCGATGAAGTCGGCGGCGGCGATGTTGCCAAAATCATTACATACACGCTGGATCAACCCGACGCCGCCACTACCAAGCACCGCTTTGTCGATTTGACCGCGCATCATCCGCCCGTTCCTGATTTCAACCACGTTGTTTGACGTAGCATAGTCTTCCTTCGGGTTCTTCTCACCGAATGCCTTCTTTTTATATTTTAACGTAAGTGGCGGCAAAATCTGCGACAATACGTCGAAATTGCTTATATCTTCGCCACTCTTGAAAACGGTTTCATTCACGCGAGGGTACGCCGCAAGCAGGTTCATCGCCTCCCTCGGTGTAAATTTGATATTTTCACGCGTAAATAAGTAAGACCCGATCAGCGAATCCTGGAAGATACCGATAATCGAGTTATTATTAGCCGGACTGATGAGTTGATAGGGAACTGCCGCCAAGTGGCGCAACTCGATCTCAGACTCATCGTCTTGTGGCATGTGAAGGTTCATTTCATCTCCCGATGAATATCCTCAAGGTTTCCCAAGAGGCCGGACTGTATCTGAAGCAAGCTCTGAATGGTTAGTTCATCATCGCTCACCAACACCGGT